AATCCATTGATAATCACAGTCAAGGAATGCCCAGAAGGGTTAGACCCAAATGCTTCATAAATGAGACCATCAGATTCGTAAATCGGAAATACACACTCAGTAGCCAGACCATCAAAAGCAGATATCAACACTTCATCAAATCCAGCCTTTTCAAGCATAGTTCTAATGATGTCAAAAGAGCCTTTCGTGAAATTAGCACGCAACCATGTGTCAAATTTTTCAAAGTCGCCATCACCGCACCTGTCGAAGCCAAATTTGCTCATATACTTATACAACCACTCCCAATCTCTGCCAGTAGCATCAATGCCCACAGCACTTTCAAATTCTCCTGGGAAATGAGACATCATGTTGATCAAAGGAAGTGTAAGCATGCGACACAGGATCACCATGGTGACCGGAGCACCAGCAAAAGCACGAATTTTGTTATCCGCAGCTTTCTTGTGCGTGATCGGTTCATCTTTCAAATTCAAACGGAAAATCAGGTTAGCACGTCGCCCATCTGCAAACTTCTCGAGTACTTCTTCAAGTTCAGCCTCCACATCAAATTTCTCCTTGTCGAATTCAATTGTGTATTTGTACACTGTCTTTCCATCAATCACCTCCTGTGTGACGAATTTGACAGTGTCCAAGCCAACAACATCTTCCAACTTGTTCTTAGCAAAAAATTTCCATTTAGGAGAATTCAACCAGAATCCCATAGAAGTTTTAGGATTAATTGGATCGAATCCTTTGGTTCCAGGTTCACCACTCAATGCTACTTCCAATGGAATTGGATGGACAAATTGCAAAAACTTCTCAGTCAAAACTAGTCCTGACAACTTCATCTTGAAATCTGCAATAGCCATTTTCACATATTTGGGGTTGGGAGGAGGGAGCTTCTTGCTCACATTAAGCAAATGCCTTCTGCGAGAAGGTGTGGCTCCTTTCTTGGGTGGAGATGTATGAGTGGGCTCGAATTCCAATTTTTCTATCAAAGCAGGCAACATAGGAGATTCAACTATGTCACTTTTGAATCGCGACAATGGGAAAGTGTGTTGTCCATATACTTTGACATTGGCATCTGGATCATCAATGTAATGCACAGGGCTCCATGGGTGTACCTCGGGTCCAACCTCAAGGTTTCTACCATATAGAGTCTGTGGCAAATCCTCTTCATCTGCTATTCGCACACCATCAAAGGAAGGTATCATTGATCGATCTAGCAAACATGCGGCACTTCTATTTCCCACACCGGCGACATGCATACCGATCAAAATTGGATTTCGACCGGCCAAGAAGATCATCGAACCACACTTGCCTGCATGATTTGGAGCTTGGAAATTCATGAGATCATACTTCCCAACAGAAACGCCCTTAAAACTCATTTCCTCTCTTTCGATCTTGTCAATCGTAGAAGTTTCCTTCAATTCAGATGGATTCTTATGAGGTTTAGTCCCGAGAGCATAATCTCTGTGTAGATGATAAATGAAAATAGGCGCACCTTTCTCCACGGTGAAATCACACAAGTCATCAACCATGAACTTAGAAAAGGGTTTCACAGATCCACCATCTGGAATCTCCATGAAAGCTATATCGGTATCCTCAGACCACCGCAGGTTTGCTTCATTGAGCATCACATCAAAACGTTTAATCCCAACACCGGGATGACGCTGAAAACTAGCTAAATACGTCTTGCCTCTTTGAAACTGGTGCGCTGTTGTAGCCCAAATCACACCTTCAACTGGGAAAGCGTTGCACCATTGTCGTGGTCCTAAAGGTTCACGAGTATCCTCATCAATCTCATGATATATAACAACATACAAATTGTTATCTATAGCTCTCTCTATATCATCAATCTTTGAGGACACACTTGCTCGAGGAGCAGGACTGTGCTGTGTGTAAACCTTCTGGTACTTGTTGTCTTTTTCGACGAAAGTTTTTGGATTTGTTGCTGCTGCTTGAATCCTTGAGAGAATGGCTCCTTGAGCTTCCATTGGAGAAGTGAGGTGGTTCATTGCCATACCTGCAAGTCCCATGGCAGCAAAAGCTCCTAGAACTTTAATCCAGGTATCGATCTCGATTTCTTTGGCCTTCCGCACGAGTGGTGAACATGAATCACACCCTCGCATAACAAGCCTATTAATTCGAGATATATAAGACTCTTCCTCCTCTTCAGACTCAAGTAACAAACGCGATATACCGTCTTTACCTTCTGGATCACATTCCAAATAAGGTGACGGGTCAACTTCCTTCTTGGCATTCCAGAAAGGTCCAGCTTGACACTCCAATGATAATTGCTTAGCTTTAACAAATTCATCATTCTCCTTGTCGATAGCCAACAAATGCTGGTATTGACGACGCAGTGCCGTCTTCCGATCATCGGATGTCTGGGGGCTATTCATCTCAGCACTGTGACGACGCATGAACTGTAGAGCATATTCAGTCCGATCTTCATCATCCTTCATCATCTCTTCATGATATGCGCGTCTCTCTCGCTCGACTTCCTGGCGTTCCTCCAACGCCTTCAACTTCTTCTCAGCTTCAGCCTCCATGTACTTGGCCATCACATCAATCACATCATCCTCAGCTTCAAGGGGAACATCATTCTCATCAACAGGTTTTCCATCTGCATTAAAACATTGTTTGCCTTCACATCGGCATTTAACACATGGATGAGTGAACAAAGGATGCTCACTACAATGGGGTCGCTTGTGTAAATGCTTAGAATTGGCAACAATCATGTTTTGATCTTCCAAGTGTCGCTTGGAATCATTAGCAAGGAATTCC